GTAAATTCCAGTTTAGAATATGTAAATTTCTGAACGGGGAATCAGATCCATACTTCACGAAAGCGAAGAACGATCTGCTCCAAACCGAGTATAAAACGGATATGGAGAGTCGATCAAGAAGACTTATTGAAGTCCTCAAGACGATTGACGGGGTTATAAGCCAAAGAATATTAGCTTTCCCCGAGGAAAGGTGGAATTGGGAGAAATTCGACTACCTGACTATAGGTCTCATTGATGTTTTACTAACAGATGAGTTCCTTGATGGTACGCTCACAGAATATACAGTGAGTTCGTATCCGTCTAACTATTCCAAATTGAAGAAATTTAGGAAAGTTACAAAGCTAATCGGGCACTTAAAAATGTTCGACAGCCTTCAAGAGCTAGAATCCCTGACGGAACTAGACCCTTGGTTATCCCCTTTTCTGGAAGTTGTAAAACGACTAGATGGGAAAGAAGATAAGGAAGTCCTAATCAGAAGAATAGGACTACTATCTCAAACGAGATGCTGTGGGACACCACCAGCTATCGTTCAACTACTATCCAAGAAGCAATTCTTGGAAGTAGTTTCAGAGGAGACGCATTGTTCGAATACACAAGCAGTCTTCCTCAAGTATGTGATGGATGACTTATTATCAACCATACACGACTCCGCTCTTACAGGTTTATCAACCTCAGCTAAGATGCGTATTACCACTTCTGCGTGTTATGAAAACACCGTCGCAGACTTGGGAACCCTTCAAACTATAAACGAATTAGTTTACAAGGGACGTCTAGGTAGAAAAACAAAAGTTATCGACCTACAGACAGGCCTTCCCCTACAAGATGTAAGTCTTGAGGATGGAAAGGAAGGAGAATACATATTCTGGCGATGCCTAGAAGAAGTTCTCAGTTTACCACTAGATTACCTCGTAAGAGTTAAACTATTGATAATTAAGGATCCTGGTAAGGCGAGAAGCGTTACAAAAGGACCAGCTTGTTTAAAAATCGTACTAGATGTTGTAAACAAGATCGTCGCGAAAGGCTTTGCAAAAGCCTTCCCGTCGTCCGCCAGTGGTATGGAGAAATCCAATCACGGGTGGAATGTCTTCAAGTCCTTTTTCACAAAAGACTATGAAGATATTCTATTCCTTCGTAAAACTACGGAGAAAATAGAAATCTCACCTACAAAATCCTAAGAAAGGATCCAATGGGAGAAAGACTACGAGTCGTCAACAGACTTCGACACGGATACAGATCTAGCTAACCATAAGGTGGCAAAGATCTTAGGGAATGGTATAATGAAGAAATTCGGTATACCACCTCTCTTGATTGGAATCGTCAATGCAACGTGTTTCAATACAAGAATTGCTGAGTTCTCCGGTAAAGGAGTGCTTAGCAATTTCGGTGTGTCTATCGGAGAAATTGATAGACAGATCGAAATTGTCAACGGGATCATGATGGGTGACCCCTTGACAAAAGTGATCTTACATTTAATAAACTTATGTGTAAGACACTCTGCAGGTATTCTCGTTAAAGGGAATATAAACTGCTTCAGTAATGCCGCACAACTAAGCGAGACACTACTCTGGCTACATAACATTTAAGTGTTACTTTGCCAGTACATATTTCGGTCAGAACTTTACAGAACTGATCCAAATAACTAATGATTGATTGCCAACTTGCAATTTC